GTGATTCGCAGACAGCAAGCGGTGGGGACAAACGGACGCGTGACGTTCAACCCGACGACGATCCCAAATCTGCATGGCACAGTGTACCCGTCGAGCAAGAACGATCTCGACAGGTTCCCGAACCTTCAGGTGATGGGCAAGGCTCTGTCGGTCGTCACCCGGTTCGCGCTGCGCGGGGAGTCAGAAGTCTCGGGCACCGATTACTCGCCCGACATCGTGCAGTGGCACGGCGACAACTTCGTGGTCATGGACCTTCAGGACTTCAGCTCGTGGGGTAACGGTTTCATTCTCGCCATCTGTCAGTCGATGGATCTCAAGGACGCACCGCCAACGACGGAGTAGACGATGCCAAACGACAGCAGCACGGGCGGGTTTCTTGCAGCGTCGAGCGTGAACGGAGATGTGAACGACGATGCTCTGATCGATTTTCTTCAGACGGTCGTCGTCGGCATCACCGGGTTGCCGGGTGCGATGGTGCGACCGCGTTGGCAGGCTGAACCGCCAAACATTGCCGACCCCGGCACGAACTGGGCAGCCATCGGGCCGGATGAGTCGCGAAGCCGAGAATCGTACTCCTACCGCAAGAAGGTGGACGCAGAGACGACCCTCGTCGTTCGCAATCGTCTGATCCCGATTCTCTGCTCGTTCTACGGGCCTGTTGCGGAAGCAACAGCCGAACTGCTCGCGATGGGGTTCGAGATCCCGCAGAACCGCGAGACGATGCAGCTCGCCGGATTCAATCTGGTGGGCGGCGTCGGCGCTACTGTCATCGCTCCGGCTCTGATCAAAACGCAGTGGTACCCGAAAGCAGATGTTCCGTTCACGATCCGCCAACAACAGAAATACACCTATGCGGTTCTCGACCTGGTGGGGGCGCAGGCGACGCTGGAATTCCAGCCGCCCGGTCAGCCGATCATCAGCGAAACTATCAACGTGACCGCGCCACCGGAATAGCGGCGATCCGCTCGCCACTCACAACCCAAAAACAATTCACGAGGAGACGACCGGATGCCGAACAACGCATCGCTATCTATTTCTTCGCTCGTTCAGGTGACGGCATCGCTTGCCGCTGCTGCCACGCAGGCGCAGAGCACCAAGTCGATGTTGGTTCTTGTCGATGACCCGACCATCGACGTGACGACGCGGATTCAGAACTTCACTTCGGCGCTTGCCGTCGCGCAACAGTGCGGGGGTGATTCTGTCGCTGCTGCAGCCGCCGCCACCTGGTTCAAGCAGGTTCCGCAACCGCAATCGCTCAGTCTCGGGCGCTGGGCGCAGGCTGCCAGTCATGGTCAGTTGATCGGCGCACCACTGACGCCCGCTCAGCAACTGATCGCCACATGGCAGGCGATCACCGATGGCGGTTTCTCGATCACCATCGACGGAGGAGTGGCGCAACATCTGACCGCTCTGAACTTCTCTGCAGCGGCCAATCTCAACGGCGTCGCAGGCGTGATTCAGGCAGTGCTTACCGGCGCGACCATCGTCTTTAACCCGATTGCGGGCAACTTCATCGTTACCTCGAACATGACCGGAGCTACATCGACGGTCACATTCGCCACGGCACCGACCGGGGGCGGCGTTTCTGACATCAGCGCCATGCTCGGGTTGACGAACGCAGCCGGAAGCGGTGCATTCCTCTCGCCCGGTATCGCGGCCGAATCCGCACTGTCTGCCGTGACGCTGTTCGATACGAACTTTGGCCAGCAGTGGTACGGGCTTGCCGTCGCGGGTGCCGTCGATGCGGACCATACCGCGATCGCTGCCTTCATCGCCGCGTCGTCCAACAAGCACTTCTACTGGGTGTCCACGCAGGAGACTGGCGTTCTGGTCGCGAACGACACGACCGATATCGCCTTCATGCTCAAGCAGGCGAACGTCGGCCAGGTCGCGGTCGAGTACAACGGCTCGAGCATCTACTCGGCGATCTCGCTCGCCGGTCTGATGATGACCGTCGATTACTCGGGCAGCAATACCGTCCGGGCAGCGATGTATGGGCAGGAACCGGGCATCACCGGCGACCTGATCAACGCGACGCAGCTCGCGGCGCTGCTTGCCAAGAACGCGAACGGGTTCCTGCAATACAACAACGGAACCTCCATCGTGCAGCCTGGTATCTGCTCGAACGGCAACTTCATCGATACGGTGATCGGCAAGGACGCGCTGACCATCGACATTCAGGCCGATGTCTTCAACCTCTTTCTGACGACGCATGTGCCGCAAGACGATGCCGGCATGCACATGATCAAGGTCGTCATCGAGAACCGGCTGAAGAAGTATGCCGACAACGGCTACATCGCGCCCGGTGTCTGGAACGGCCCCCTGTTCGGTTCCTTGCAGAACAACGCGGACGGCACTGCTCCGACCCTCTCGACCGGTTACTACGTGTTTCAGCCGCCCATCGCTTCGCAACCCGTCACTCAACGTGCACAGCGCATCTCGGTTCCGTTCCAGATCGCAGTGAACCTCGCGGGCGCGGTGCAGACGGTCAACGTTCTCATCACCCTCGCCTAATAGGAGCCAACCTTGGTCTATTCCTTCGAAGACGTACAGGCAACCATGACCGGGCCGGGCGGGACCATCTCGCTCGGCGCGGGTGCGGGGAATGCGCAGGAAGGCATCTCCGTTGAATTCATCGATGACAAGGACAACATGCTGATGGGTGCCGACGGGTCCGGCGTTCATTCGCTCCGTGCATCGAATGCGGCGCGCATCATGGTGCGGCTGCTCAAAACCAGCCCGGTCAACGCGGCGCTTTCGCAGATGTACCGGTTTCAGAAACAGTCCACTCTGTTCTGGGGCCAGAACGTGCTGACGGTGACGAACCCGATCACCGGCGACGACTATCACGCGACCGAAGTGGCCTTCCAGAAACACCCGTCCGTCACCTGGGCGCAGGATGCCAACTTCAACGAGTGGGGCTTCAACGCGATCAAGTGCGATCCAGTTCTCGGAGTAGGTATCTAACGATGAAGACCGAAACCATCAACGGCGTCGAGTACCAGATCGGCAAGCTCGGCGCATTCGAGCAGTTCCACGTGGGGCGGAAGCTCGCCCCACTTCTCGCACACGCCCTGCCGGCGTTCATGCAGATCGCCGAGGGCGGCACGGATCGGCCAGACATCGAAGTGGTGCTGCTCTCCGGGGCGGGCATCCCGATCGCCGAAGTGCTGGCGAAGATGTCGAAAGAGGATGTCGATTTCGTGCTGCATGAATGCCTCGCCGTCTGCCAGCGCAAACAGACAAAGGGCTGGGCGCGAGTGTTCGCCAACGGCGTGCTGATGTTTCAGGACGTCGAGGCCGACACGCTCTTTGGACTCACCAAGGCGGTCATCGAGGTATCGCTCGGCCGTTTTTTTCCTACAGGCCAACCCGAATCCAGTCCCGCAGCGGAGTGACGTTTGAACCCGTCGCTATGGCGTCGGGCGAGGACTGGCTCATGCGGCCCGTTCTCAGAGGTTTGTGCAAGTACGAATCTCTGATCAACGGAACCGTCGATCTCCTTGACATCGCGCGGATGAACGAGGCGCTGGACGTGACCGACGAGAACGAGCGGCGCATCAACGAAGCGCTTGCGAAAAAGGATTCGTGATGGCAGGAAACTCCAGCGTTCTCAAGGAATTTCTCGTCAAGATCGGCTTCAAGATCGACGAGACGAAGTACCGCGATTTTCAGGAATCGATGCGGGCGACGGCAAAGAATGCCGTCGAGATGTCGAAGACGGCGCTGGCTGCGACGACGGTCATGGGCGCAGGTCTGAAGGTCGTCGCGCAGCAGATGGAGAATCTGTACTTCGCGACTCGCCGTACCGGGGCAAGCGCGACCGAACTGAAGGAACTCGGCTTCGCCGCCGAACAGGTCGGGGTCAGCGCAGAACAGGCGCGCGGGGCCGTCGAAGGTCTTGCCGCCGCACGTCGCACGAATCCCGGCCTGAATGGGATCCTCGGCGGCATGGGGATCGATCCAAGGCAGACGGACAACGCGAAGGTGCTTGTCCAACTGCTCACGAAACTCCACTCCATGCCCTACTTCCAAGGCGCACAGGTCGCCGGGTTGTTTGGCATCAGCGAGCAGACGTTCGCGATGCTCGAACAGGGTTTGCCGGAGATGCAGAAGTATCTGGCGCTCCGCGAGAAGATGTACCGCGCGGCTGGCGTCAGTCCGGACGACGTGTCGAAGCGTTCGCACGAATTCAACACGCAACTCCGCATCCTGGAAGCGGCGCTTGAAACGCTGACAGAGATCATCGCTTACCGGCTCATGCCAGCAGGCGAGAAGGTCATCGAATGGCTGACGAGCGTCGTCGGGTGGCTCATACGCGCCGATACCGCGACAGGTGGATGGTCGTCGCGCATTCTCGGCATCGCCAGTGCTCTCGCCGGTGGCAGTCTGCTCAAGGGCGGTCTCGGATTCATCGGCAAATTGCTCGGACGTGGCGGCGCGACCGCGGCCGCTGAAGGAGCTGGGGGCGAGACTGCTGCCGCTGCGGGTGGTGGGATTCTGTCGATCACCGGGGGTCTGGTCGCCGCTGCCGTTGGCCTTGCCCTGATCGTGTTCAATCGCGGGATCGCCGAGAAGGTCACCGGCTGGCTCGGTCTGGATCCGAAGGGCCATCAGATCACCGATGCCGTCAAGTCGATGGCGTCCAAGGTTGGCAGTCTCGCTCACAACGCCGCCCAACACGTCGCGGCCTATGTGCCGAAGGTGACGGGCGATCTCGCCCGCATGGTCGCAGGCTTCGAGGGGTATCGCGATCATGCGTACCGCGACGTGGCTGGAAACCAGACGGCATTCTTCGGCCACAAGCTGAAGCCAGGTGAGAACGTCGCCGGCATGGACCCGCTTAGGGTCCTGATGAACGATCTTGCGACGACGCTCGCCGCGGTGCACAAGCTGGTCAAGGTTCATCTCGGGCGCAATCAGGAGAACGCGCTCGCCGACTTCGTGTTCAACGTAGGGGCGAACAAATTCGCGAACTCGACCATGCTCCGCAGGCTGAATTCGGGCGACTTCGCAGGGGCAGCCGATCAGTTTCAGCACTGGAATTACGCGCTGGTAAACGGTCACATGACGACTCTGAAGGCGTTGACTGATCGCCGCTCCGCTGAAGCGAGCCTGTTCCGTGCACCGGACAGGCCGATCACGATTCAGCAGAAGGCCGACTATCACATCAACTCGACGGACCCGCAGGGCGCGGCGAGTGAGGTGCATCGTCGTCAAGCGCAACTCAACAGCGACATGGTGCGCAATCTCGCGGGGGCAGTCGAATGAGCACACCGGCGAACTCCGTCACGGTCTTTGCGGCGCGTTCGATCAGTTGGGACACAACGACGCTTCCCTCCGGGGTCACCTTTCAGGGAGGCGTTCTGTTCCCCGATACGGTCATGGAAGAGCGTCACGATGACGACTCGGTGATCACAGAGAACCCTGTCGAGAATGGATCGGTGGTCAACGACCACGCATACGATCTCCCGCAAGACCTCGAAGTCGTTGCGGTCTGGGACCCGTTCAAGCAGGCGCACGGCCAGCCGGGGTTTCTCGAAACGGTGTACCAACAGGTGCTCGATCTAAAGCAGGCGAAGATTCTGCTGAACGTCGTGACGGGCAAGCGTTCGTATCAAAACCTGCTGCTCAAGGGCGTCTCGGAGATCACCGATAAGGACAGCGAGAACGTCCTCATGTTGCGGCTCACGTTCAAGCAGCTGCTTCTGACCTTCACCCAGACCGTCACGATCTCCTCGGCCGCGCAGCAATCGCTTCCGC